CAAAGGGACCAGTTCTTAAAGCTATGGAAAACGGGGCGATTCTTCTTCTTGACGAGATTGATAGAGCGACCAATAAGATTATGTGTCTACAAGGTATCTTAGAAGGAAAACCAGTATTGGTCAAAAAGACTGGAGAGGTTGTAGAACCTGCCCCTGGTTTTAATGTAATTGCTACTGCGAACACTAAAGGTAAAGGTTCTGAAGATGGAAGATTTACGGCGGCAACAATTATCGATGACGCCTTTTTAGAAAGGTTCACAGTTGCCATTGACCAACAATTCCCTTCACAGTCAGTTGAAAAGAAAATCGTTTCAAAACATATGGAGAAATTCGGTAAAACTGATACAGAGTTTGCTGATAAGTTGGTTACATGGGCAGATATTATTAGAAAGACATTCTATGACGATGGAGTAGATGAAGTTATTTCAACAAGAAGGCTCTGCCACATTGTTCAAACCTTCTCTATCTTTAATGATAGAATGAAATCAATTGACCTTTGTATTGCAAGGTTTGACGATGATACAAAATCTGCTTTCTTGGACTTATACTCTAAAGTAGATTCAGGTGTTACATTTGAGGAAGATGAAGATGCCTAAGAATAAAACAAATTTTAAGTTTAATGAAGGAGCTCTAATCCAAGAGCTTCTTGATTATGTAAGTGCAACCTATGACGGACACTATAGTAAAAGTAAATTCCAATCAACAGAATTTATTATTGACTGTGGTCATGGTATGGGTTTCGCTTTAGGAAATGTGCTGAAATATGCTCAACGATACGGCAAAAAGGAAGGATATAATAGGAAAGACCTATTAAAAATACTACATTACGCTATCATTGCACTGCATGTACATGACCAAAAAAGTGATCACACAAAGGTTTACAAAAACTAAAATGTGTGATATAATATTAACCAATATAAATTATGGAGATGCGTATGCAATTATCGGATAATACCTTGGATATACTAACTAATTTTGCGACAGTAAATGCAAATATGGTTCTAAAACCAGGTCAACAACTAAAAACTATTTCAGAAGCAAAGAACATCTTGGCGACAGCAGATATCGTCGAGGACTTTCCTAAAGAAATGGGTATATATGATTTAAATGAATTTTTATCTATACATAGTTTAGTAGAAAATCCAACACTCGAGTTCGAAGAGAATGCAGTGCTGATCAAAGATGGTTCCAATAAGGTTCGTTACTTCTTTGCTCAACCTAGTATTCTAACAACTCCTGATAAGGATATTACTATGCCAGAAACAGATGTAGAAATTCATTTTACTGAAGAATCTCTTGCCCGAATCAAGAAAGCTGCCAGTGTGCTAGGTCACATTGACTTCTGTATTGAAGGTAAAGAAGATGTAATTGCAAAGGTATATGACGCTAAAGATTCTAGTGCAAATACTTTTGAATTGAATTTAGGACAGAATACATCTGGTTCTAATTATAACTTTGTCATGAATATTTCAAACCTGAAATTAATTCACGGCGCTTATGATGTGTTTATATCATCTAAGTTGATTTCTAAATGGGAATGTAAAGATTTACCAGTAAATTATTTTATCGCTTTAGAGAAAACATCAACTTTTAATGTATAAATATATTATACAACCAAATTCTCATATTAATTATGAGGATAATATAGAGAGTGCCGATGGTCGGGCTCTCTTAAATTAGTCTAATAAACTTTGCAAAGGAGAAAACAAATGGCTGAATTAGATAACAAAGTCCTTCCCGAGGGAGGCGAACAACCGGAAGCTCCTCAGCTTTCACTTCAAGACATTGCTACTGTCGTACAGATTATTGATATCTGTTCAAGACGTGGTGGTTTCGAAGGTCAGGAACTTGAGGCAGTAGGTGGTGTAAGAAACAGGATTGTCACATTCTTAAATGCGGCGGCACCTAAGGACGGAGAAGTTCCTGAAGGTCAAGTACCTGTTGAAGAACCATCAGTTGAAGAAGTCACTGCAGAAGAGGCTTAATCACTGTAAGGTTGGGGAAGGCCGGGAGTCCAAAGGAATAGAGGACGCCTGAATCCCCACAAAAGTCCTTCTAAATAATAGAGGGACTCCCGGCCACATTTATTATATTATCAAAGGAATATTATGCAAACAAGTGAAGTAAAAAATCTTATAGATGCCCTAAAACTCGGTCGAGTTTGGGTAACATTCAAAAAAATAGGTACTGGTGAAATTCGCAATATGGAATCCACCCTATGTCCTACTTTAATGGAAGACGCAGGAGTTAAGACAGTATTAGAAAGTGTGAATCCAGATTCGGATCACATTGCTGTGTGGTGTCTTGATAAAAATGCCTGGCGTTCATTTCGTGTAAATACAGTAGTTAGTTGGGAGACAGAATAATGCAAGAGTATCTATGGGTCGAGAAGTATCGACCACAAACAGTGGCAGACACAGTTTTGCCAAAAGCACTAAAACAATCTTTTACCAAAATCCTGGAAACAGGTGAAATACCAAATCTGTTATTTACAGGTACTGCTGGTGTTGGTAAAACTACAGTCGCCAAGGCTTTATGTAATGAACTAGCTCTTGACTACTTATTGATCAATGGGTCCGAAGAAGGTAACATTGATACACTTAGAACAAAAATTAAACATTTCGCATCGACAGTTTCCTTACAAGGTGGCTATAAAGTTGTTATCTTGGACGAGGCAGACTATCTTAATCCACAATCGACACAACCTGCTCTGCGTGGATTCATAGAGGAGTTTAGTAATAACTGCCGATTCATTATGACCTGTAATTTTAAAAATAGAATTATAGAACCTTTACATTCAAGATGTTCAGTAGTAGAATTTAATATTGCCAAAAAAGATATGCCTCAACTATGTGGTTCATTTCTAGCAAGATGTGGTACTATTCTTAAAACTGAAGGTATTGAATTTGAAGAACCAGTTTTGGCTGAACTGATTATGAAACACATGCCAGACTGGAGACGAGTTCTTAATGAACTTCAAAGATACAGTGTTGCTGGTCAAATAGATTCTGGTATATTAGTATCACTATCAGAAGTTTCTATCAGTAACCTAATGACTGCATGTAAAGATAAAAACTTTAAACAAATGAGACAATGGGTTGCCGATAATATCGACCAAGAACCAGCTGCTCTGTTTAGAAAAATCTATGATAATATGTATGATTATGTTGAACCACAATCTATTCCTCAGCTAGTCCTAATTCTTGCGGACTATCAATATAAGAATAGTTTTGTCGCAGACCATGAACTTAACATGGTTGCCTGTTTAACAGAAATTATGGCAGGAGTGCAGTTTAAATGAAAAAGTTTATGATCAATCCTATAACTGGAGAAAAAACAGAAATGTCTTTAAAGGCAAGATGGGACGTAGTAACAATACATTATTCTGGATTTAACAAAGAAAAATATAGAGCAGTCCAATATAATGATCAAGGTATTATAGTGTCCGAAAGAACTTTTAATACAAAAGAATTCGCAAAAGAATACATAAGGAAGATGGAAGATGAATCCATTTGATTATGTAAATTCGGTTACTCATACCAAAAAGGATATCATGGTAGATGATATTGCTGAAAAGGAATATGCCCCATTTATTGTAAATAAAGCACTTGGAAACTTTAGGGATACTGTACTATATGCAAACGAAATGAATGTTAATCATCACTTGGATCACCGCCTTCAATTTGATTTTTTTATAAATATAATAAAGAAACAGAAAAGATGGTCTAAGTGGATCAAATCAGAATCTGTTTCTGACTTAGAGCTTATTAAAGAATATTATGGGTATAGTAATGAGAAAGCTAAATCTGTATTGTCCTTGCTAAGTAATGAACAAATAAATGATTTGAAATTAAGGATTTATAAAGGTGGAAAACGAAAATAACAACCAAGTCACAGATTGGACCCCAGCAACAATGCTGGAGGTTAGTCTAAACGAACCTGATGATTTCTTAAAGATACGAGAAACGCTAACGCGTATTGGAGTAGCTTCAAGGAAGGATCAGAAATTATACCAGTCATGTCATATTCTGCATAAGCAGGGACGATATTTTATAGTTCATTTTAAAGAACTATTTTTACTAGATGGAAAACCTTCCAATCTAGTTGAGAATGACCTAGAACGTAGGAACACAATTGCTACTCTTCTAGCTGACTGGGGATTAGTATCATTTACTAATCCAAATGCTAGTAGAGCTCTAGCACCATTGCGACAAATAAAGGTCATTCCCTACAAAGAGAAAACGCAATGGGAACTGTGTCCAAAATACAATATAGGAAACAGTGCAAATGGAGAAAAAACTTAAACAATATTGGAAACAGTTTCATAAATTTATGAAATGCGGCAGAATTAATAAAGTCGTTAAAAAATGTTTCTAAACTAGCAGTGAAAGCTGTATAAATAAATGTGGATGCCGAATTATCGGGTCCACATTTTAACCTTGCTAAAAATATAGGAGGAAGCTATGGTAAGAAGTACTATGAACGTGCCACGTTCTTTATTCATTGGGTTTGAACCCATACTAAATGAACTTGAGAGAATCCACTCAGCTGGAAGAGCTCAAGATAACTATCCACCCCACAACGTTGTGAAGGTCGATGATGAGAATTTTATCATTGAACTTGCAGTAGCGGGTTTCTCGGAAGAGGATATCCATGTGGAAGTAAAGGATGGTATTCTGTTGGTAAAGGCAGAACGCTCTGAAAAAGATGAACGTGAATATGCACATAAAGGTATCTCGTCCCGCAAATTTGAGAAGTCCTTCCGACTCTCTGAATTTGTCGTAATCGACGGTGCCAATCTTGAGAACGGAATACTCGTGGTAAATGCCAGAGTAGAAGTTCCAGAGGAGAGGCGTCCTAGGAAGATCGAAATAGGGTCTGCTGGGGCATCAAAGAAGAAGGAATTTATTCAAGAATAGATTCCGGTGAGCAGCGACAACTCAGTAGATTAGTAATAACTTAATTTACTGGAGACAGCAATGAAAACTTTAATTCACTTTGTGGAAAAAAACGAGGACATTGCGGAGGCCCTAGGTGGTATATTAGTCATGGTCGCAACTGGTGGTATAATCTTAGGATTAGCCCCATTTGTTATGTATCTGTCAGTATTATAATCTATGAAATCCAAATTGAACTCATGCGGGGGTAAGAAATTACCCCCAATCTTTTAAAGAAAACACTTTACATTATACGCTTGATGTGATATAATATACTATATTATTATGGATTGGACTACATGAATTTTTATACTAACGTTTCTCGCTATGGAAACATGCTATTATATCGTGGTTACGAAAATGGCAAAAAGATTTCTAAACGCATTAAATTTAAACCAACACTTTTTGTCTCAACACCGAAAGGTGAATGGACTACACTAAACGGCAAACCTTGCGCGCCTATTCAATTCGATTCTATGCGTGATGCAAAAGAATGGATATCAAACAACAAAGATACTGCTGGTCGTCAGATATATGGTAACGACAGGTATATATCTCAATTTATTAACGAACAGTTTCCCGGACAAATAGAATTCAATAGAAATCTAATTAATGTAACTTCTATTGATATCGAGGTCCAATCAGACGATGGATTTCCAGAACCAGATTTGGCGAACAATCCCATCACTGCAATAACAATCAAGAACAATATTGACAATACATATTATGTGTGGGGTCTCGGTGATTATAATGCAGAACAATCTTACATGACAACTCATCGGGTGGTTTATGTAAAATGTGAATCAGAACTTCAATTATTACATAGTTTTATTACACATTGGTCAACGCCGAGTCATACTCCTGATATTATTACTGGTTGGAATACAATGTTCTTTGATATTCCATATCTAATTAATCGAACTGTTCGTTTGCTTGGAGAAGATGTCGCCAAAAGATTCTCTCCTTGGGGTATGCTTAATCGTAGAACTGTTCGAGTTATGAATAGAGAACAGAATACCTATGATATCACTGGTATTGGTCATGCAGATTATATGGAATTATTCCAAAAATACACATACACTGCACAAGAATCTTATGCCTTAAATCACATTGCTCATGTTATTCTTGGCGAGAAGAAAATATCATACGAAGAATATGGTACACTTCACGGTTTATACAAAAACGACCATCAAAAATTCATTGATTATAATATTAAAGATGTAGAATTAGTTGACAGATTAGAGGACAAGATGGGTCTTATTACTCTTATGTTAACTATGGCATACAAAGGTGGCGTAAACTATTCAGACACATTCGGCGTTACTGCGATATGGGACACAATCATATATCGTTATCTCCATGACAGAAAAGTTGCCATGCCATTCTCGGAACCAAAAGTTAAAACAAATTACCCTGGTGGTTATGTTAAGGACCCAGTAGTTGGTCTACACGAACACGTGGTATCATTCGACCTTAACTCACTATATCCATCAATCATTATGCAATACAATATGTCGCCAGAAACAATAGTAGATGGTAATGTCATGGGTATTAATATTGATAAAATCTTAGATGGTTATACCTTGGACAATAAAGGGTTTGCCATAGGTGGAAATGGCCAGGCGTTTACTGTAGAAAGAAAAGGTATGATGCCTACTTTAGTAGATGAATTATATAGTGAACGTGTTGTAATCAAAAAACAAATGATTCAGGCTCAAAAAGAATTACAAACAGTTGTCCCTGGAGATAAACAAAAACTATATGATATTGAACGAAGAATATCAGTTGCCGAAAACCAACAAATGGCTATCAAGATTCTTCTTAACTCACTTTACGGCGCGATGGGTAACAAGTACTTTCGTTTCTTTGACCAAAGAATTGCAGAGGCAATTACATTATCTGGTCAGTTGACTATTCGATGGGCAGAAGTCGCACTTAACAAATATCTAAACAAAGTCATGGGTACTAATACAGATTATATTATTGCCATTGATACAGATTCACTTTACGTCGATATGGGACCCTTGGTCGAACAGGTCAAACCAACCAATCCAATTGACTTTCTTGATAAAGTTGCTAGTGACAAACTAGAACCAGTCCTTACTAAGGCATATCAAGAACTGTTCGGCCTTATGGGTGGTATTGAAGATAGAATGGTTATGAAAAGAGAGGCAATTGCCGACCGTGCTATTTGGACTGCCAAGAAAAGATATATCCTAAATGTTCATGACAACGAGGGAGTACGATACAAAAAACCTAAACTCAAAATCATGGGTATCGAGGCCATTAAATCATCTACCCCGGCACCATGCCGAGAAGGTCTTAAAGAATTGTTTAAGGTCATGATGCAAGGTGACGAAAGAGAAAACCAAAAAGCCATCGAACAGTTCAGAACATACTTCAATACATTACCTGCACATGAGATATCATTTCCTCGTGGAGTATCTAATGTATCAGACTATCGTAATGCAGAAACAGTATATCGTAAAGGAACTCCTATACATGTTCGTGCCGCATTACTACACAACAAAATGGTCAAGGACCTAAAACTATCAAAGAAATATCAACCTATTCAAAATGGCGAGAAGATAAAATTTTGTTATCTTAAAACTCCAAATCCTATCAAAGAGAATGTTATTGGATTTATGCAATATCTCCCAGAGGAGTTTGATTTGGATCGCTATATAGATTATGACTTACAATTTCAAAAAACATTCTTGGATCCTATCGAACACATTTTCAAGGCCGTTGGTTGGTCAACAGAAGAAGTTGGAACATTGGATGATTTTTTTGGATAAAACACTTTACTTTTGCAAAAAAGTATGTTATAATATACTACAACTATGGAGAAAAAAATGAAATTAGTTAGATTATCCTCGGGTGAGGAATTAATATGTAATGTAGAGGAAACTGAAACTACTGTTACTATCAGTAATGGTTTTAATATGGTATCTACAGAACCAGGTAAAATTGGATTTATTCCATTTATGGCCTACTCAAAGGATAAAGAATTTACTTTAGACAAAAGACACGTACTTATGATATGTGAACCAGTTGATGAATTAGTTGAACAAATAACTAAATCAACATCTACAAGTAATATTCTTATGCCTAAAGAACAAGGAATCATTACGCAATGAGCAGTATAAACGAACAATGGAATTTGCCTGAATTAGTCGAACTAGTAGAGCAATGGCATTGGGACCGAAATCTCATCGACGGGGCAACCGACAAAGATCAAGTATTAAAACTTATACAAGAAGTTGGTGAACTGTCAGATAATGTTTGTAAACAACAAGATGTTGCAGATGACATTGGAGATTGTTTGGTCGTTTTAATTAATATTGCAGTTCGTAATCAATTAACATTAGAAAACTGTCTTCAAGTGGCTTATGATGATATTAAAAATCGAAGAGGTAAAATGGTAGATGGTATTTTTATTAAGGAGGAATGATGGGTAATCAACCAAAATATCCAATATATATTATTTCAAAGGGTCGTGCTGACACTAGAATGACTGTAAAATCTTTAGAACATTTAGGTGTTCCTTATAAGATTGTTATTGAACCACAAGAGTACAATGATTATGCCGCAGTTATTGATCCAGATAATATCCTAGTAACACCATTTTCCAATTTAGGCCAAGGATCAATTCCTGTCCGTAACTTTGTATGGGAACACGCATGTCAGTCAGGTGCAGAAAGACATTGGATTTTAGATGATAATATTCAACACTTCTATCGTTTGCATAACAACGGAAAAATCAAAGTAACCGATGGTACTTGTTTTAGAGCATGTGAAGACTTTGCTGATAGATATGAAGATGTTAAAATGTTCGGTATGAACTATGCATACTTTCTACCAGCACATACTAAAAGACCTCCTTATTATCACAACACTAGGGTTTATAGTTGCATTTGTTTATCTAATGACCTATATCCAGAGTTTGCCTGGAGAGGAAGATTTAATGAAGATACAGATTTATCACTTAGAATTATGAAAGCTGGTCATCACACATTCCTATTTAATGCATTCGCATGTGGTAAGATTACTACCATGACAATGAAAGGTGGTAATACAGAAGAACTTTACAATATTGATAAAACAGGTGATCAGACTTCAAGAGAAGGTAATGATGAATATGATAATAGACGAGAATTTGCTGAGTCACTAAGACGACAACACCCCGACGAAGTAAGAGTTACATGGAAATGGGGAAGATGGCATCATCATATTGACTATTCTCAATTTCAACACACACCGCCTACGCTAAAAAGTGGGCTAAATATTAATAAAGGTCATGCTAATGAGTATGGTCTAAAATTAGTCAAACTAAAACCGGAGGTAGATTATGGCTAAAAGTGAAAATAAAGCGGATCGTAGAATTAACTATGAACCTGAATCATTGTTTGTTTTAGATGGACAAGAAGAAGAAGAAACACCTTATGAATGGGACGATATGCCAAAATTCGATCAAGGTCAAGTAGAGGCTTGGAAAATTCTAAAAGTTAGATTTAGAAATGAACAAGACCTATTGGCATTTGCAGAATTAATTGGGCAGACTGTTACTCCTAAAACAAAGGGTATTTGGTTCCCACCAACTGATAAAACTAGGAATAGTTTACTTAGATGGATGCATGAGGACCAAGTGGAAGAACATTCAGACTTAATCGACGAAGTAGTTGATGAAGATTCTATTTCATCAATGGGTGGATAAGGGGTTTACATTCCCTCAAAAATATGTTATAATAATACATTATGCAAAAAATATCTGGTACACTATTTGATTCTTTATATGACGTAAAGACAAATAAAACAATTACATTGGACTCTTTCGATATATTCGAAGGAGTTCTTTATCGTTTATCTAAAAAACCAAGAAAGGATAAAAAGTCAGCGGAGTTGATGTCACCAGCCGTATATGAAAAATATACTAAAAGGGCTAATGACAATGTTACAGCATGGGGTGGTTGGTGTGCTGTAGATGTAGATGATTTACAAGGAGACATGAAAGAGTTTCTACACAAAAAGTGTGGCAATTTTTATTATGTTTGCTATTCAACTGCATCATCAACTAAAGAAAATCCTAAATTTAGACTTGTGTTTCCTTTGACAAATCAAGTATCAAAAGATAATATCAAACACTTTTGGTATGCAATTAATAAAGAGCTAGGTGAAGTAGGAGATATTCAAACAAAAGATTTATCTCGTATGTATTATATCCCAGGTAAATACAAGAAAGCCTACAACTTTATATTTACTCACAAAGGTGATTATGTTGATCCAAATGTTCTTATGGAAAAGCATCCCTATGTAGAAAAATCTGGAAGTACTTTCTTTGATAAACTACCTAAACAAATGCAAGATGCAATGATGGAACATGTTAAAAGTAAATTGACAAATACAAAAGTTAAGTGGACTGGTTATCAAGACTGTCCATTTTTCCCAAAACAATTAGAACAAGAATATAAAGTAATAAGCGGAACTGGCTGGTATCACAAAATGTACCAGATTATGGTGGCTCTGGCCGGTAACGCTATTAAAAATGGTTATCCAATTACATCAAATGAAATCGCATATCTATGTCGAGAACTGGATTTTGATACAGGTAATTGGTATGCAAAAAGACCTCTGGATAAAGAGGCTGAAAGAGCACTAGATTATGTGTATAAGAATCAATTATAAGGAGAAATATGGATAAGAATATAACAGTTGTAGGTTCAGGATATGTCGGTATGGCAAATGCTGTTATGTTGGCAAAAACCAATAATGTAAAAGTTTTAGATATTGACCTAGAAAGGGTAGATAAAATTAATAATAAGATTTCTACAATTGAAGATGCTGATATTACAGACTATCTTGAAACTGAAACTTTAAGATTAAGAGGAACACTCAATAAACAAGAGGCATATTCTAATGCTGATTGGGTTATTGTTGCAACACCTACAGATTATGACCCAGCAACAAATTACTTTAATACTGATTCTATTCAAGGGGTAATCCGAGATGTTATTGACATTAATCCTAGAGCAATGATAGTTATTAAATCTACTATCCCTGTTGGTTTCTGTGAAGAGATGATGAAGAAATTTGATTTTTATCAACTTATGTTCTGCCCAGAATTTCTTAGAGAAGGAACTGCATTAAGAGATGCTCTCAGACCAGATAGAATTGTAATTGGTTGTCATAAAGGATACGAGGACGAAGCTGAGTATCTACATGACTTATACATGGACGCGGTAATACCACAATCAATGTCAATACCTGTAATCTATACTGGAACTACAGAGGCTGAGGCAGTTAAGTTATTCGCGAATAGTTATCTAGCAATGAGAGTAGCATATTTTAATGAGTTAGATACTTATGCTGAATATCATAATTTAGATACACATGCAATTATCGAAGGTGTGTCAAGAGATAATAGAATAGGTAGAGGTTATAATAATCCATCATTTGGTTATGGCGGTTATTGTTTCCCTAAAGACACTAAACAATTGTTATCAAATTACAAGACAAATAGAATCCCTAATAGAATTATAGGATCAATTGTCTATTCTAATGATATAAGAATGGACCACATCGCAAATCAAATACTACATAAGTCTCCAAAAGTAGTAGGTATCTATAGATTAATTATGAAAACTGGTTCAGATAACTTTAGAAGTTCGGCAATACAAGGTATCATTGAGAGATTAAAACCACAAACAAAAGTTATTATTTACGAGCCTTCATTTAACTTTAATGGAGAGTTTATGGATTGTGTTGTAGAAAACGATTTAAATAAATTTAAGAAACTATCAGATGTAATAGTGACCAATAGAATGGAATCATCTTTAGAAGATTGCATGGATAAGGTTTATACACGTGATGTATTTAATAATAATTAACACTTTACAAATGATTAAAAATGGAGTATAATAGTACATTATGTCAAAAATATTAGTAATTGGTGGCGCTGGATTTATTGGTTCAGCTCTAGTTAAAAGATTAGTCCAAGATGGACACAAAGTAGTTTCATTTGATAACTATTCAACTGGTGTTGTAGAGAATGAACATGAAGGTTGTTTTTATTATTTTGGAAAGGGCGAAGACATAAAACTTGCCTTACAACACACTACTCCAAAATTTGATTATATTTTTCATCTAGGAGAATATTCAAGAGTCGAAACATCATTTAAAGATTACGATAAAGTTATGGATTACAATTATCATTGTTTTCCTCACATACTAGATTTTGCTAAACAACAAGACGCAAAACTTATCTACTCTGGATCATCTACTAAGTTTGCAGATAATGGAAGGGCCGCAAGTCCTTATGCATATACTAAGGCCCAAAATACAGAATTACTTAAAAACTATGGAGAATGGTTTGGTTTAAAATACTCAATTGTTTACTTCTATAATGTATATGGAGAAAATGAAATATCCGAGGGTAGATATGCTACAGTCATTGCTAAGTTTATAAATATGGTAAAGGAAGGTTGGAATGAACTTCCCGTAACATCTCCTGGAACCCAGCTGAGAAACTTTACTCACATTGACGATATCGTCGAGGGTATTGTTCTTGCAGCATTTAAAGGTGAAGGCGATGGTTATGGCATAGGTTGCGATGAAAAGGTTTCTATTTTAGATGTTGTGAATTATTTAAATTGCACCCCATCCCTACAGCCAGAAAGACCTGGTAATAGAATGGACGGAGAACTTAAAACAGATAAAATTAAAGAATTAGGGTGGAAATGGCAAACTTCCCTAAAAGACTATTTAGGCGATATAGTAAATGGTCGACATAATTGGTATGGAGAGGCAGATGAAATTCCAGAAGAATGATAAATTTGACAAATACTTAATAACCTTTGGTTATTTTATAGTATTCATGTTTTTGTTTTTACAAGCGGGTAAGTTATATGCGGAAGATAACTATTCATGGCATGGTCATGAGGTAGAAATTCCACATA